AATGCGCCTTGGCGTAGGAGGATATTGAAACACCGCTTGAGGAGTGGCCCTTGGAACTCACGGATGAGGTTGGCAAAGATCGGGTGGAAGAGTTCGCGGGATTCGGAAACGATGGCGCGGACTTCGGTAGCGGTAGCGTCGCGGTCGAGCTGGGAGATCGCGTTGAAAAGCGGGACATAGAAAGCTTCTTCAATCGCGCGGCGTTTATCGTTCGCTCCGTCCTTGGCAATGTCGTAGCGGCCTTGAGTTAGCCATTCTTGAGGGGTTTGGCCGTTGCCGGGATCGTAGCAAGTAAGACCGAGTGCGCGGAAATTCACATCACCTTTGAGGTTTGATGGGTAAAGGACGCGGGGGAAGGCGGACACTTCGAGAAGAGTGTCTTTCATTTGTTCGATAAAATTGGCTTGGGCGGCCTCTGGAAGGGCAAGCAAGGACGGAGCCCAACCATACGGGGAATCTCCCCATGTCTCCCAACGGGAGACGGCAAGGGGGAACTCGTCAAAGCCTTCCTCTCGCAGTAGAATCCTTTCTTTGCATAGAATATAGGTGGCTTCGTAGGCTTTGTTTTTCTTGTCGATCTTGCGCGGGTCACGCATCGCCCGCGGGCGGATGGTGTAGCGGACTTCGAGCGGTTCCAGTGCGGTGTGAGGATCGGCGAGCTTTTTTAGGACACATGCCGGCGTGTCCGTGTCTCCGAACATCTGGAGGATCTGCTTGGGAGTGAGCCGAATCAGTCGGGTGAGGGTGTCGATCTCGGAAAAATCATCCTCGGCTACGGAATAGGTGCCGATGGGGTAGGAGCGGAAATGAAGGCCTCTTGCGCCTTTCCCGGCGACGATCTCGGTTGCGGCGGTGCCGAATGCTCCTCTGTCCAGGTAATGCTCTTTGGCGATGTTGTAGAAGTTGCTGCCGGCGAGTGCGCGGGCAAGGGTTTCTCCGCAATACTGATACCATGAGACGGCGGCGGGGGAATCGGAAAGGGCCTCCGGTGGGCGTAGGGCAAACCAGCGCGATCCCATGGGCGTGATGCGGGCGGCTTGGCCGTTGGCGAGGGTGCGGTTGGCGCGTTGGGCGGTGCCGTCGAAGCTGCTGGCGATCTGGCCTTGCTCCGGCGTGGTGCCATACGGTGCGCGGTGCTGGGTAAGGCTGCGGCGCGGATGGCAGATATCGGACTGCTCTTGCCAGAGCGCATCCCACGACTGGCGGCGAGCGTCCATGACGCTGCCGAGTTCGAGGATTTCGGTAATGGTTTTCTCTTCCATCAGCCGAGAGTGTTTTTCATGCCTTCCATCATGGGGGATGTGCCGCGAAGTAGGGTTTTTGAAAAGTCATACCGACTGCTGTTTTTTTTGCGGGCGGTCGCCGCGTCTTGGGCTACGTCGCTGGAATTTGCGTTGGTAACGGCGGCGGCGGCTACAGGTTTGGGGGGCTTGGGACTTTTCACGCCCGGATTGTTGCACTGGTGTGGCGGCAGTCCGCTTTAAGGTTTGGCAAGAATGATTCCCTTAATCGCTCACCTGTTTTGGCTCATATTCTCCCTTTTCTTTTGCAATCTTGTTAATGGTGTCGATTTCAGCGGCCAACTGTTTCAAGTCCGTTTGCAGATTTTCAAGTTTCCTGCTCTTGGGCTTGATGATCGACAATAATTCTTCGCCGGGTAGGGCTTTCTTGGATGCTGCTTTTTTCATATTTGTGGCGGCGGTGTTTTCATTGGTATTTTAAGGAAATCTTCGGGATGGTAATGGCCAAGGGATTCAAGCTGGGCTTTAAGTTCCTTGGCGCGTTTTAGGAGGAAGGCGATTATCTCGCGCCCGTTAAGCAAGGTGTGGCGCATTTCTGCAAGTGCCATCTGATCCCGTGATTGGCTAGGTGCTGGTGCGGGTGTTATCTTGAGGCAGTGGATACGTTCCCGCCCGCGTCTCTGATAGGTCACTTGCCGGATGCCATGCCAGCGGGCAAGGGAAAGGAGCTGGCGTAGATCTCCAGCAGCGGCGTAGATGTGCCAGCAATCGGAATGCGCGGCGGTGTAGGCGAAGTCCGGGTGGTTTTCGGGGAAATCATGCACCGGGCGGGCCATCACGAAAATTTCCGGTGTGGCGATGATGGCTCCGCATTGGAGGTGGAAATCCATGGCCTCCGTCCATGTGACTTCCTGTTCGCCGTGGGCGTGGTACGCGGTGAAGGCTTGGAGGTAGGGGTTCATGGCTGAGTTTGGATTTGGCGGATTTCTTCTACATTTCGATTCATCGGATGGCTCTGGGTTTGTGGTTGGAGGTGCTGGGGGCGTTTATCATTCCCCGTCGGTGGGCTTCGGCGAAGGTCCGGAACGCATCGCAGGAGTGAGAGAATTGGTCGTGTTCCGGCTGTTCCCGGAGGGTCTTGTTGGCTGGGGTAATTTGCTTGTGGTAGCCTTTGAGGCTGGCAACTCCAGACGGCATCTTGCGCCCGTCCTGTTCTCTTGGGGTATCGCAGTTTTCGCTATGGAACCAGCAATGGGGGAGTAGATCCCGAACATAGCCGATTCCTAACCACTTGTCCGGGGTTCGTGGTACAACGATGATGTTGCGGAGGCCGGCGTCTTCGAGTGCGGTCTTGTACGATTTCCCATCGTTTGGGCTGCGGGTCTCGGCATCGTGGGGGAGGAAGTGGACGGCAATCGGTTTATTCCATTTGTTCTCCCATTTCAGCATCTGGTCGGGCATGGAGCTTCCCGGCTGTCCCTCGGCTTCGAACCAATCCAGTATGAGAAACCATCTTCCAACGGGTTGGATGAGCCAGACGGCGGTGTAGTCGGAAAGGCCGATGTCCCAGAATGTGAAGATCGGGAATTGCTTCTCGATGCCGAAATCTGTGATGCGTCCAGCAGCGACAAGATCAGCCATTTCTTTGCCGTAGATGGCGAATTGACCGATGGCTTCGAAGGCCTCGCCCGGGGTGGTCGGGAATTCTTTTTTCATCGCATATTTTTGGAGGTTCTGCTTACGGTCATACCAGAACATTTGTTCTGCGGTGAATTGCAGATGTGGGTGGGTATTTGCGAGGCGGGCGAAATAGGCAATGATTTCTGGGCGAAGCTTGTCGGTGACTGGGATGGCATAACGGGAGTCATTGTACCATGGGAAGAAGTGGAAACGGAAATCAACCTCGGATAGGAGGGCATCGTTTGCGTGCATACAAATATCGAGCAGTTCATAATGTAGGCCAGCTTCACCTCCTTCGTGTGTGGATTCGATGTTCACAACATTTCCCGGTGTAATGGAGTTCAATGCGCCAGAACGGATTTCCTCCGCCTTGATTGGCGCAAAGATCGCGGTTTTTCCAAGTTCGGAGATGTCGAGCCATTGGGGCGTTGATCCCCGTAGAGATGTAGAGCACCAGGCTTCCGATCCATTGGACATGGAGAGTTCTTCTTTTCCGGCTCTGAGCGAAATTGCTTTCTGGATGACTTCACCTAATTTCCATGTGTCCGGGTGGATCTTTCCGTTGCTTAAGTTCTCGTAGGCTTCGGTAATGATTTTGAGCTTTTTTTTGCCATCGGGGAGGGAGTAGTCGATATGGCCGATGGAAAGACCATCGTCAGACCAAGGGAAGATCATGGCATCGGTGGCAAGAATTTTGGTCCAGGTGGAAAATCCAAGTTTGCGGGCTTTGAGGATGTGATTGCAGTAGTGGAATCGGTTGTAAAATTTCCGCTGGTCGGAGTTTGGTTTGAATTTCTCAAGCTGTCCGCCCGCATTGCGGATGGTGTAGATGTTTTTCAATCTCCATTCGCGGGATTGGATCGGTGAGTTTTTGAGGAGTTTTAAGAGTTCATCCATCACATGCGCCCGGATGGTATGGGGCTGGCTGATCCAATGGATCGGATGGCGGCGGCGAGGTCGGAAAGGCCGTTTGCCTCGGGGTCTTCCCCGGCTGCTTTGGTATCGAGCTCACAGGCTTTCAGCGGGTCGAGCTTTTCGATTTCCCAGTTGTCCTTGAATTCGTCGGTAGTGCGCTTGTATTTGCGGATTAAGTCGCCGTCTTTGTGCTGCGGGTGGTTGGGATCGATAGCCATGATAGGTGTCCGCTTAATGCGGGCGTAGAAACGCCGACGTTCAAGAAGGGTCATGACGGAATCGTCGGCGGCTTGCGACTGAATGGCTTTGATATAGGCTTGGATGTCCTTGCGCTTTAGCATGCGCTTCCCGCCTATATACGCACTTTCCCGGCTGCATTTGAATCCGGCTGCGAGGTATGCGTCCACAAGCGAATCCCCGGCGAGGTACCGGTCGGAAAATCGCTGGTGAGCTGGGTTTTTCGGGATGAGGGCGGGGTCGATCATGCGGAGCCGGAGCGGGGGAGAATAATTAAACCGGCGGGCCGAATGTCACACCGATGATTTCCACCGTCCCGACAAAGACTGCGATGATTTCCCAGAGGTTCCCGCACGGTCGACCCATGAGACCGAGTGCATCGAGATCCACCAATACATCGTAAGTTCCTATCACGCCCGGTATATCTCCACCAAAGGTCACTCCGTTGAGATTGACCTGGTACCAGACCCCCGGCCCAGCCACAACATCAGTGGCCGTGAATCGGACAGTGGCTTTCCACAGACAGCAGGTGGCGAATGAGAGATACGCGCCTTCGGTGACCCACTTGTCCTCGTCTTCGGCACCATACAGTGAAATGTACGGGGGGCTATCCAGGAGGGATACAGTCCGCCATTTCGGAGTGGTGGATCCGTGTTTCACACAATACTTGGTGCCTCCAATATCTATAGGTTGTATAATGCGCATAAGTTAATTATGTGTTTGATTGGTATATCGGGCAATCCCGAATTG